AAATAATATTTTCATTTTTGGTTGGGATCGTGGTTGGCGCGGTGCCGGTATATTATTTTTTAACATCAAGAGATGCCGCGACCGGCGAAGTTACTAGCAGACAGATAAGCGGT